AAGCAGTAAAACCATCAAACTCACCTGCGTTAGCCGTAGCACCTTGCCAAATGTTTTCTTCAGTCTTCTGTGCTACTTTAGCAGCGATGTGACCGATTAAGAAATCAGCGAAAGATGGAGGAAGGCTATCAAAAGCCGAGTAACCCATTTGTACTGCTTCCCAATCGTTGTGGAAATCTTTTTTACAAAGCTCCAAGTTTACTTGGAACTCTTCAGGCTGAAGGATACGCTCTGCCAAAGTTACTGTGCTTTGGTCAGCGAAATCACAAGCAGCGTCTTTTACCAATGCGTTAGTAGAAAGAGTTTTCATCACTTCTTTATACTTCACATTTGGCTTTACGGTGATACCACCACCTTCAATGGTATCAGCACTCAATAATGCAGCGGAGATGTACTTCCCTGCGAACTCACCTGCGTAAGTTGTAGTAATTGATGTTGCCATTTTTTATCTTCTTTTAAAAATGATTATTCAAAATTTATACTATGTTAACTAACTAATGTTGTAGGTGTTAGTTTTTTTATATATTTGTAGAAACCAAAACGAAAAAAATGATGGAATTGATTAAAAACCTTGAACACCTAAAGCAGATTGATAGCAACCCTTACAATACTTCTGGCTTTGTAACGGATGAAAGTGATGTGTACACCGTAGAAGATTTTATTGAGTATTTTGATATGTACTCTAACGGACAAAACTTCTACTACTCTACACATTGGGAGGGTGAAGATTTGATTACTCACGATGGTAAAAGGATACCATCTGCATATGGCGAATAAAAAAAAGATGTCTATGTATTCATTCAATCAATTAAGCGAATCAGCAAAACCAACTGCAATTGAAACATATTGCAAACATATGGGAGTGTTTGGGCTTGAAAACAAAGTCAATGAATTTCTATTAAGTAGAAATGGTGAAAAGCTAAAATTCTATAAAGATGGAATTTTATTTCTACACGAAGTAAAAGAGTTTAAATAAAAAAGGAGGGCAATGCCCTCCTTTTTGTTTTCTTATACTTTCTTACTTGAACTTCTTGTATGCTTGAGAGTATTCGTTAATCTCTTTTCGTAGTGTTTCCTCTTGTCTTTGGAAACGCTCTAAAACTCTTACTGCTTCAGTAACATTTTTAGGCTCTGGAATGCTAACACCTAAATCATTCTCTGCATTTTGAATTGTTTGTCTCGCTTCTGCATAGGCAGATTCTAATTTCATCAAAGCAGTAGTAAAACTTTTAAACTCTTTTTGAAAATCACTTGGGTCAAGTAACTCATCAACTTGCTTCTCAATTCTACGAATCGGTGTGAAAGCCTCATCTAAAAGTTTGTCTACATTTTTAAATGTAGATTCAATTTCATTAGCCAACTTTGGCATATTATCACCAACTTTCAACTCAACTTTTTTCTCCTCACTCAACTCAACTTCTTGAGGAGTTTCTACTTCCTGTGCTTTAGCAGAAAGTTCTGCCCATATCTTTTCTACTTGCTTCATTATCCTAACTTGTCAAAGATTCTACTTAGTGTGTCTTTTCTCGCTCCTTTAGCAAACTTGTGCATCTCAGCAGTCTTAGTCTCTGGTGAGTGCTTGATAGGTTTCGCAGCAGGTTCATCAGTAGACATCTCTACTTGCTCTTCTACAACCTCTTCACTCATCTCCTCTTCTTTAGGTGACATCATAGCCTTGATTTCATCAATCATACCTTTGAGTTCATCCATAGCAGCAGTAAGTTCTTCCTTAGTAGCGTAAGCCATCTCTTCTTCTTTCTCTTCTTCGGCTTGTTCTACTTCTTCAACTACTTCTTCTTGAGCAGGTTCTTCAGCAGGTGCTTCTTCTTCGTTAGCATCACGCACTTCAGCGATAACACCTTCTTCAGCTACGATAAGCATACGACCATCTTCAAGTTCGTACTCACCGATAGGAAGAGCGATACGCTCATCTTCAGTAACGATAAATACCTCTTGGTTGGGTTCAAAGGCTTCGGCTTCTATTACCGTGCCGTTCTCAAGTTTCATAGACTCCAACTTCACCTCATCTTGTAGGTTAAGCAGTTCCATAATTTTAGACAATGTTTCTTGTGATTTCATATCTTGTTTATCTTCTTTATGATAATCTTATGTTAGAGTTAGGTGCAGTATTACCTATACTATTAATATACTGTAACGCTTCTTTAGTTTCTTTTTCTACTTTCAAGACCTTCTTATCAATTGCATTTGGTAATTCCATACCTAATTCATCAGCTTTATTGATAAGGTCTATGTGAACACGATTCATACGAAATTCATTAGATTTTAAATCCCCTTCAAGGAATTTTACTATATCAAAACTCTCAGTAACGGTAGGATATAGATTTTGAAGTTTTCCTACTAAGTCATTAAATTCATCAGCAACTGATTCAAAATCTTTTCTACCTTTTTGGTATCTCTTAAAAAGTTCTTCGTGTCTATCAAATTCCTTTCTCAAGTCACCCATTAAACTCAACTCCACCTTCTCGGTAGATAGCTTTGCGAATACCGCCTTTTCAGTTCTTCCTTGTTTCATTATTAAGCTCTTTTTGCGCTTTATAGTAGTTTTCTCAATCTCGCTTTCATACCTACCGCTTCGCTCTTGCTCTTGATTCTATATTCAACAGCAGTAGCCCATCTTGGCATTGGAACGCCAATCTCACCTGCACCTTCTTGAATTGTTTCGTACAATAGTTGCATTTTTTCTCTAACCTCATTGTACTCTTGTTCGGAATCAATCAACTCTTTGATGCTTAATTCAGCTTTCTTAAATGAATCCAAAGATTTCCTTGCAGATTTATCCATCTGTTTGAGGTATATATTCATATCGGACTGAGCATCAAGCTCCACCTTCTCTGGTGTTTGCTCTTCGGCTAATTTAGCCATCACCTTATTTAGCGATATTCTTTTCATATCAAGTTAACTATATATCGTTGTTATTGTTAGTTTTTCTCTATCTCCTTGAGTTTGCTCTCTGCCCATCTCTTAGCAGCCTTGCCTCCCCATAGTAAATAACTAATATATCCGCAAGACTTCGTGTCACCCTCATCATAATACTCTTCAGCCCTACTAAGGTACGAATACATCCTCTTAATCGTTTGCTTAGATATCGGTTCACCGTTTGCTAATTGTTGCGCTCTCACCTTACCTACCTGTGTAGCACACTTGTTATTTACCTTCTTGTTTAACTCAATACCCCTTTTAGCATTGTTGCGTACCGAAGTGGGGTAATCCTTGTAAGTCTCTAATTCAGTACGCTTACCCTTTTTTGTGCGGAGGTCTTTCTTGATGATAGCACGAATAGCATTTAACTGCTCCTCTGCTTTGTCTTCTTCTGGTGATTGCTTAGATGCCTCTACCTTGTCTACAAAGTAACCCTCAATGCTAAAGCCTTTGACCTTACCACTCTTCACATAATCATTCCAAACCTCATCATTATGAACCTTCATTGATACCATCCAAGTGCCTACAGGTAAGTTCATACCATATAGCTTACTCTTGTCTTGCTCACCTTCTATGATCCAACTCTCTACAACACTAAGTCCTGTAATGTCTATTTGGTGTTCTAAGGTTGCCTTATTCTGGTTACCATTGATAAAGAACAACTCACTTGCCTTTCTTACCGTGTCTTGTGAGAAGTAGATGTAATACTCATCATCTCCACTCCTACGATAGATAGGTTTGTTAGGTACAAGTGCTGCTCCCAAGAGCAAACGCTTGTCTTCATCCATTGTCTTTAATTCTACTCGCTCTTGCTCTTTAAGTGCAACGAAGTCTTCTTCTATTGCAGGAGCTTCTACGATGCTGATTGCTTGGATACCTGCTTGTAGGCTTTCTTCATCCAATAATAGTTCTACTATTCGCATTATGGGAAACTTACTTGGTTAATTCTATTTCTATCTAATTCTTGTTGTGAGGTAACATCGCTACCTACTACATATGCTTTTACAGGATTCTGTTGTAGTGATTGTAGTATTGCGTTAGTGCCTGTACTACCCACTACATTAAACTGAGGTGTCATACTACCAAAGCTACCACCACCATCTGGTATGTTAGTATCTACACTACCCCCTCCGCTAAATTGTTGCCTTGCTATGGTGGCTATTTGTGCTGCACCTGTAGCACCTACGAGTGCTGCGTTTGCAAATCGTAATGACTGCGTAGGTGTAGGGTCAGTAGTCTCTGCTAATGCTTTAGAAATACCTTGTGCCGTGCTTATAACTGCGTTGGCTATCCCTGCAACCTTGTTAATCATAAAGGCTCTCTTCTGTGCCTTCTCATTCTCACCTGCAAAGGCTTGTACAAGACCATTGATAGCACTTATAGCATCCATAGACATCTGCACCTTTGCATCTTGTACATCTCTCTCAAACTGCTTACGCTTACGAGCTTCTTCTGCCTCTTGAGCAGTACGCTCTGCATTGAGTATGTTAATCTCGTTGGTAGCATCTCGGAATGCTTGAGAGTCTGTTTTATATAGTTTCTGTTGGTCTTTTAATTGTCTTAGTCTCTTCTCATATACAGATTTACTAAGAGACTCCTCAAAAGCCATCTTAGCTTCTGCATTTGTTTGAGCATCTATGAATGCTTGACCTTCTATCTCGTAAACTTCTAATTGGTTCTCCTTGCGAGAAGTTTCAATATCTAACAACTCTCGTTGTAAAGACATCTCATTCATTAACTGCTCACTACGGAATCCTGCTACTTGTGCTTGTACTGCTGCAAGTTCATTAGTAGCTTCAATGTGTGCTTTCTGGAACTCTATATTGTCTTCTGCTAACGCAAGGTCTTGAGATGCTTTTGCTAATCGTATCTCAGCAAGTTTTAACATCTCTGCTTCTTGTTGCTCTAATACTTTAGCTAAGTCCTCATTAGCCTTGATACGCTCATCCATACCCAAGCGTTCATCATCTCGTACTTGTCTAAGTTTCTCCGCTTGTAAGTCGTACTTCTCAATAAGACCTTGAGACAATACATCTGCTAACTCAGCTTGTTTGTTTAGTTCAGTCATTGCAACTGCTGCCTTGACTGTTTTAGTAGTGTAGTTTGCAATAGCAGTTCCTGCCTTAATCGTAGTGTCTACCATCTTATCAAGAGAGCCATCTACACCTGTGACCATATCAACAGTCTCTTTACCTGCGTTCTTGACATCTTCTAACGCTCCTGCAAAGTCACCACTAAACACCTTCTTAACTGCACTTGCTATATACCCAAGTGTATCTAAGAATGAGTTAAACCTCTCTATAAGGTTTTCCTTGATAGCATTACCAAAAGCTATTAGACTCTCTTTAGGATTGTCAAAGATGTTTTTAAAGAATCCTGTGATACCTCCTATGTTGGATTGTATCCACTTAGAGAAATCACTAAAGGCTATCTGCAAAGAATTAAAAGCAGTATTAAATAAGTCTACTACCTTTTGGTTATTGTCAAACAATTCTTTAAGGATATTCATAGCCTCAATCACAAGACCAATACCTGCGGCTTTCATAGCCATCCCTAAACCTTTGAACCCTGTAGATAATGCCTTGACACCTTTCTTAGACTCTTGCGCACTCTTACCGATATCTTCAGCACTATCAGCAATATCATTTACTGCTTCAGCAGTCTTGTCGGCTTGTTTTTGAGAGGCTTTTAACGCATCAATAAGTTCATCTAACTTTCTCTCAAGACCAGAAAGGTCTGCACCTATTACTATGTTCTTTTCTATCGCCATTTGCCTAATGCTTCTTTAATAGTGCGAGGGTATTGATACTTGCCTTTAGCAGTCCTAATATCCTCATCTCTTTCAGTAGTCTCCTTGAGAGCCTTAATAAGATAACCTAATTGACTATACATCGTTGAGTAGTTCCATTTCAGCCTCACCTGTAGTTAGGTTCAACTTTAATTGATTGATAATGTAGTTACGCTCGTTAATGGTCAACTTATCATTAACCTTCAAAGCCAACATTATACCCAAAGGTAACTGCGCCTTGTATTTAAACACCCTTCTTTGAGTATCGTACAAGTCAGTAATGTAGTCTTGCCAATAGGTATTATACAACCCTTGACTAAAGCCTTGCAATAAGTAAGGGTCTACCTCAGTACCAAAGTTCAAAGTCTTGGTAACATTCGCAGCAGTAGTAGCATTGACATTACTTGCAAACCAGAATGAACTCTTAGCGTTCTCACCATTACCCATATCAATATATCCATACCTTTGAGCATCACTACTTACCGTTATAGTACCTGATGCATAGAAGATGTAAGGATTACCAATATAGGGTTCTAACTGTCTTGTGATGGATTTCCCTACATTGATTTCACTTAGTCCATTATTCAAGTTGTCTAATCTTTCAAAGAGCATATGGTCAAAGCCCACTTCAACATCAAACTCTTCGCCATCAAAGGTGAAGTCGGCTCGTAAATCACCATAGCCGATATCATTCTGTAGTCTATATTGTTCACCTAAGATTGCTTCGGTTTCGTTATACTTATAACTGATTCTACGATAGAGTTGTGGTTTATTGATATTGACCTCTTCCGTATCCACATATTCTGTAATCTCTCTTGTAGTGCCTTCTGCATACCAATCATCTAAGGG